ATGGTGATGCCTTTAGTAATTAGTTAATGACATCCAAGCGGATACGTTATGCTTCCATCAAGATTGAAGTCCCGCTGGAATATCTCACCGGCCACGGGGAAGAACCCGAATCGGAAGGGTGGGATCTCATCCAGGCGAATCTCTCCAAACATCTCGCGAGTCTTTCCAGATTCCCGGCGTTGATGCCTACGGCGTCTTTCACTAGATGGGACGACGAGTTCCTTCACGCCAAACCGCGGCGGTATTGTGTGGCTTGTCATTCCGGGATCGTTCGCGGTCCTCATGTCACATTCTGCCAACGATGCGATGAGATCAGACCATGACCATCACCGAGAAAGAATTTCAGGCGACAGTGATCGACATGGCGCGGACCTTCGGCTGGATGGTGGGATTTACCCATGATTCCCGTCGATCCGAACCTGGAGAACCCGACCTCCGGCTGGTACGTCCTCCGAGGGTCATATTCGCCGAACTCAAGACGGTCAAGGGGAAGTTAAGTAAAGGCCGATGGAGCAATTCCGGGCGTTGGCTCCCAGGTCAAGACGAGTGGGGAGAAGCCCTGGCATCCTGTCCTTGGGTCGAATATTACCTCTGGCGACCGGACGACAACATCGAAGGGATCTTGCGGTGATCAGGAAACGCTCCAAGAAAACGGCCAAACTCTACCGGACCGAGCGAGTCCCGCTGGTCAAGCGGCTTCTGTCCGAGATCTTCAACTGCGAACGATGCGGACAACGTAGCCAGGTGGTTCACGAAAGACTGACACGGGCCAGGGGAGGGTCGATCACGGACCCGGCTAATTGCGTTGTCCTTTGCAATCCCTGCCATGATTGGATCCACGCCCATCCCCGGCAAGCCACCCAGGACGGTTGGTTAACGAGGCGGGTTGATCGTGTCTTATGAATGGGGCGCGAATCGAACCGTCCGCGTCACCGTGGACGTCGGCGGTTATCAATGGCGGATCCACGGCGCTCCTGACCGAAACTGGTGGGTTTGTCACCTGGTGGAATTGCTGGGCTCGTGCAAACTGGACGTTCCCATCGACAAGAGATTGCGGGAGAAGCTGCGGGAGAAACTGGCAAGTCAACTCGACCTGGCGGTGGACGAGATCAAGCCGATCTCGGCAGATTTGATCCTGACTTAGGAGTCGTTATGGCATGGATACACATCCCCTCAATACCCTCGACCTTTTCTCCGGATACGGTGGGTTTCAACTTGGGCTTCGACTCGCCGGAATCCCCATCCGGACCGTCTGCTACGTCGAGTGGGACAAGTACTGCCAGCAAGTCATTCGCCAGCGTCAAATCGATGGATTTCTCGATGACGCTCCCGTCTGGGATGACATCAAGTCATTCGACGGGCGACCCTGGCGTGGACGAGTGGATATCTTGTCAGCTGGCTTCCCCTGCCAACCCCACTCAAACGCCGGACTCCGCAAGGGGGCCGGTGATGACCGGAACCTCTGGCCCGATACGCTCCGAATCATCAGGGAAGTGGGACCAAGAATCGTCATCCTGGAGAACGTCCCAGGCATCCTTGTGGGATCTGATAGACGGCCACCATATGGGGGCATTGTGGTCGGAGAGTTGGCCGACGCAGGGTATGACGCGGAATGGCGAGTTGTATCCGCTTCGGCCGCAGGCGGACCGCACCTCCGCAAACGGTGGTGGCTCCTGGCATATCCCAGCGCCGACCTCGGCGGATGTTTACACGGGGAATCTGGAGTCCTCGCAGCAATCTGATGACTCCATGCACTCGGTGAGCCTGCCGGATTTCGTTCATCGCTGGCCTACGCCTGACAGCAGCCCACGAGGGGCCCGGACCAGCGACCTGGTAGCCGACAACGGCCGCTCAGTCGCTCGACGCACGAGCGGTCAACAGCGAGGGATTGATTTGCAAACGTCGGTCAAGATGTTCCCGACTCCGAGGGCTGGCAAGACCACCGACGAGGACGAGGAGTCCTGGCTGGCGAGACACGCCGCCGGCAAGGTCGCCACGCCACCGCTGGCATTGGCGGCGAGGATGCTCCCCACGCCCTCGGCCGGCGGGGATAGCGGAGGGCCGCACGGCATCCGGGGCGGGAGTTGGGCGAAGGCAAAGCTGGTCGAGACATTCGGGGAGGAGCAAGCCGTCGCCATGAGCGGCGGCTCCCTCTCGCCCGATTGGGTATCCTGGCTCATGGGTTTGCCCATAGGCTGGACATCACTGGAGCCGCTGTCTCAAGAGGACTACGACGAGTGGTTCCAGGCCCAACGGGACGGGACATGGTGGCAAGAGGAGCGGGGATTACCGAGGGTAGCGACCGGCATCAAGGACAGGGTCAACCGGCTCAAGTGCCTGGGCAACGGGATAGTCCCGGCGAGTCTGGCGTTGTTTCTCAGATGACCGATAAAAGATGCGCCCACCATTGGCGGATAGCGCCGGCGGGTCAACGCTGGAGTGATGGCACTTGTCTTCGATGCGGTGAGGAAAGACAGTTCGACAATGCGCCTTTGATGCAGGACGAATTCTCTCGGTCGCGGCAGATCCGGGCGGAGAGATTGCGGGAGGATTAAATCTGATACCGTTGGCAGTATTTCCAAGCGAATATTATATGCTATATGGTAGAATCCACCCATGCAAGACCGCGTTAAAGAATTGCGTCGCGTCCCCGCTTCCGAACTCCGGGCAAACCCTAAGAACTGGCGTAGACATCCACCGGCCCAGCAAGCCGCCCTTCGCGGAGTGTTGGAGGACATCGGCTTCGCGGACGCGGTCATAGCCAGGGAAACGCCCGATGGATTAGAACTGATAGACGGCCACCTCCGGCAAGAGGTCATGGGTGACCAACCTGTCCCGGTCCTCATCGTTGACGTGACCGAGGAAGAAGCGGACAAGATACTCCTGACCCACGACCCGCTGGTGATGATGGCCCACGCCGACCAGGACCAACTCCTCCACCTACTTCGCGACACTCAGTTCGCCGACAAAGCGGTTAACGACATGCTGGAAGCCGTCGCTAACGGGGAACGGTTCCCGATGCCGGACCTGACCGAGCCGATCCCGGAAAATGCCTATACGCAGACCGTTGATATCCCAATCTATTATCCTACCGGACCGCAACCGGCCATTGATGAGTTGATTGACCGAAGTACCGCCGATGAGCTAATCGGTCAGATAAGACAAGCGGAATTGCCCGCAGATATTGAAAACTTTCTTTTGGATGCTGCCGAGCGGCATGTTGCGTTTAACTTTCAACGCATTGCCAATTATTACGCTTATTCCTCCCCGGACATCCAGGCATTGATGGAGCGGTCGGCCCTGGTGATCGTCGATTATAACCAGGCCATTGAGAATGGGTTTGTCCGGCTCAAAGAGGACATTGACGCGGCATTTGCCGAGGATTATCCGTATGCGTGAGGACTTTTGTGCGTTCATCCTGACCCATGGCCGACCGGATAAAGTAATTACATACCGGTCGCTACGAACTCACGGTTATACCGGGAAGGTCTTTATCGTGATCGATGATGAGGATGAGGACGGCGAGGAGTACAAGCGAATCTATGGTAACGATGTCCTGGCATTCTCCAAGGATGAGGTCGGACGCTATACCGACCAGTTCGACAACTTCTCCGACCGGCGGTCTGCCCTCTGGGCGCGGAACGCTTGCTGGGACTTGGCAAAGCGGATGGGGTATCGGTACTTTATCCAACTTGACGATGACTATACCCATTGGAAATACCACAGAATGGGGAAAGGCCACCGACTGAGTTCTTCAATAGCTGAAGAATACCACGCCTGGAAAACCAAGAACCTTGATGCGGTCTTTAGTGCGTTGGTCAAACTCGTTGAGACCACGCCAATCAAAACAGTTGCACTATCTCAGGGCGGCGACCATATAGGAGGCGAGGAGTCCAGACGGCGATTCCGGCGGAAGGCGATGAATAGCTTCGTTTGTGATACGCAAAAGCCGTTCTTGTTTCGAGGGCGGATTAATGACGATGTCAATACTTATGTCTCCCTTGGCCGCACCGGGGATTTATTCTTTACTACTCTGCATGTACAACTTGAGCAACTTCAGACCCAAACGAATCCCGGCGGGATGACCGAGCTATATCTGGACTCTGGAACCTATGTAAAATCGTTTTATACGGTCATGGCGGCCCCGTCTTGCACAACAATCGGGCTCATGGGACGCTTCAATAAGCGGCTTCATCACAAGATTAACTGGCGAAAGGCGGTCCCATTGATTATCCCGGCGCCGAAGTTGGTCACTGGATAAGTCATGGCTTTACAAAACGGAACAAAGATAGGCGCCGAATTAAGACGCTCTCAGGTCTTGCAATTGAAGCAAGCCGGGGCGTCCGAGCAAGCCATCGCCGACCAGCTCGGCGTATCTAAAACCCAGATAAACAACGATGTCAAGCGTCGATTGGCGGAGATTCGGAAGGGTGACACCGAGGCGGTCGAGCAAGAATATACCCTTCAGAAGTCACGATATGAACGACTACTTCTCCGATGGTGGAGTCAAGCCACCGGCCCCGATGATACCCAAGCGGCAAGGGCGACCGGGATAGTCCTTGACATCCTCCGGCGCCTGGACACCATCGGCGGACTTGTTCCTGACAAGCCATTGATCCAACTCCAACAACAGAACGTCATGGTCGGCGGCGCGACCTTCGCGGACCTCCTTCGGGAGGCGATGGACGGCGCCGGCCAGATAGTGGAGGGAGAACGTGAGGTCGCGAATGCTGGGACTGATCTGGCCGTGGGCCAAGAAGACAGGGCGGACGGTCAAGAGCTATGACAAGATCGGACGCCTCCGGGTATTGTGTATCGCTGGCGGGTCTCCCGTAACCGGCGAGATTGAAATCCAGCAGCACCGACAATACGGGCTGGATGGCCCAATATCCAGATGGACACGGTGTCCTGAATGCAACCATAAGATACGAGTAACCGGGTTTAAGTCCAAGACGCGGTTGACTGTCCATAACGCGGTAAAAAAAAAGTGACAACGCTCACTTCCCCAAGACAGACCAAGTGGCGTATGGACGGAGACATCCGGGATCATGCGATCCACCTGGCGCGAACTACTGGCTGGTACGCCGCTCGGATATTTGAGGACTTGGAATATCTGTTTGGACACAGAGATAAATTCCCGAATATACGGACGATAGAGCGGTTGGTCAAGGAACAGAGGGCGAGATGAAGATAGGACGGACGGTCGAGAGCTACGACAAGATCGGACGGCTCCGGGTATTGTGCGCCAATAGCGGGTCTCCTGTCACCGGGGAGATTGAAGTTATACAAATGACCGACGCGGTCAGGGACTATTTTTATCCGTTCGGGAGGTCAAGGCAGAGTGGTCGGCCAGTGCCTCCGGGAGTCCGCCGGACTCGATGTCCGGAATGTGGCCGCTTCATAACAATAACAGGGCCGCAATCGAAGCCACGCTTGCTCGTCCATAACGCGGTCAAACCAAGATGACGCTATCCCAGGCTGAGAAGCGTTTCTTGGTTGACCGGTCCAGGTCCGACCCGGATTACTTCTGGGCGTCGATCCTTGGTTGCTCCACCGTTTACGATAAACAACTCGACATGGCGAGGGCGGTCAGGGATCATAATCGCGTCGCGGTCGTCGGCGCCAACGGGACCGGCAAAGACTGGCAATCGGCAAGGCTGATGCTCTGGTGGATGGCTACCCGTTATCCCGCCATCACCGTCGTCCTCGGCCCGACCCATAGGCAGGTGAGCGACATCGTGTGGAAGGAAGCCAGGTCGGCATATCTCACGGCAAGGGCGCCGCTGGGCGGTCAGATGTACCGGACGGCTCGGTGGGAGTTGGACGACCGCCACTACGCGGTCGGCTTCGCCACCGACAACGAGTACAACATCCAGGGCTTTCACTCTCCGAACCTCCTGGTCATCCTGACCGAGGCCCACAACATCGAGCAATCCCATATCGATGCAGTAAAGAGACTGAATCCCGCCCGGATGTTATTGACAGGAAATGCCTTCGCCAGCTCCGGGGAGTTCTATGACGCGTTCCACGGTGGGAGTGATCTTTACCATACCATCGAGATCGCGGCGGCTGACACTCCAAACATCCAGCAAGGCCGGGAGATAATCCCCGGCATGGTGACCACCGAGCAAGTGGAGGAGCGGCGCCGGGAATGGGGAGAAGGTTCTGCCTTATACATCGCCTCGGTCCTGGGCCGGTTCCCGGATAATCTGGAAGACGCCATCGTTCCGCGGTCTTTGCTGATGGAAGCGGTTGAACGAGAACTTGAACCAGAAGGTGAAGCGACCCTGGCTTGTGACGTTGCCAGATTCGGCGCCGACAAGACGGTGGTTTACAGAAGGCAAGGGAACGTTTGCCGGCTGGTCTGGAAATCCCAAGGACGTGATACCCAACAGGTCGCCGGACATCTTAAGGCGATGGCCGAGGACGACCCGGACGTTACCGCGATCATCGTTGACGACACCGGAGTCGGCGGCGGCGTAACCGATAGGCTGAACGAGGAAGGGGTAGCCGGCGGACGGGTCCGGATCACGGCGTTCAACGGTGGGGAGAAGGCGAGAAGGTCCGACCGATACGTCAACGCCATCGCGGAAGCGTGGTTGGAGTTGGGGCAGGTCTTTCGGGATGGGATGATCGACATCGATGACAATCCCGCGGTGATCGCTCAACTCTCGGCCAGGAGATACACCGTCCAGGGCGACCGGCGGATCAAGCTGGAAAGCAAAGACGACTTCAAGAAACGGGCCAGCGGAAGCCCGGACGACGCGGATGCTTTAGCCATGTGCTATGCGGCGCCAGGACCGGGGGTTGGAGTCTGGTGATGGAGGAGTCCATGACATCTGAAGACAGACCACCGGAACCTGTCCTCCATGAGGGGCCAAGGACGCCGCAGGAATATTTCACCGAGGGCCGGGAATGGCTGGAGGTGGCGGAATGGGAAACCATTGAGCATGGGAGACACGACCGCTCGTCCAATCTTGCGCTCCTGGCGATCGCGTCCATGCTCCTGGGTTTATGCGCCCAGTTCATTCGGGAGAAAGAGGACGATTGACCAAGGAACTCCGTTGTTCTCTTTGCGGGAAACTCCTGGCGGAGAAGGCCGAGCGGGGGACGGTGATCACTTGCGGCCGATGCAAGACGCGGAACGTCCAGCGATGAGTCCGGTCAAATGGGCCAGGAAGGGCGCGATGGAATTCCCCGGCGTGACATTTACCGCGGTCACCGATCGCCGGCGGCTGTCCTTCCGCTACGAAGACGGGACGCTCCACCGGGAAGAGAGGATCGCGCCGGTTGACCACCGGGGATACGCGGCTTGATCTGCGACATATGCGGGACGGTTATGCTGGAGAGGAATTGCAAGATCCGCTGTCCGAACTGTGGCTATACCAGGGATTGCTCCGACCCGTGATTGATTTCCAACCCTCATTGTGCTAGATTTAGAAATAGTGACCTCATCCGGCACGTGTCCGAGGCGAAAGCCCGAAGCCGGTGGAGGTCATTTTGCCTTTCTGGGACTTCCTACGGAAACAAGAGAACGACGTGGCCGTCGCCGTTCCGCTCAACTTCGATGTCGGACAGGCAACCTACCCTGACGCATCGTTTGAATCTTTCGCCTCGGAAGGCTACGGCAAGTCCGAGATAGTCCACGCTTGCATCCGCGAACTGGCGGTCAGCGCGGCGACTCCCCGGTATTACGTCCAGGCTCCGGCTACTGATGGCGGCGCCGTCGAAGTAACCTCCGGGCTCCTTTACGACCTAACCACCGAGCCCAATCCAAACTCCGATTGGTATAGCTTCATAGAATCTTTGGTCACTTTTTTGATGGTGGCCGGGAATAGTTACGTTTTGAAAGAGCGGTCGAGGTCCGGAAAGGTCATGGCCCTCTATCATCTCCGGCCCGACAGGGTTCGAATCATCGGCGGGGACCACGGCGCGGCTGGGTATATCTACTCGGTCAGCGGGACCGATTACTCTCTCCCGGTGGAAGATGTTTGTCATCTGGCTTTACCGAATCCCGGCGGCGATCTCTATGGACTGTCGCCTCTCCAGGTCTTGGCCCGGAATGTTAACCTCGACTTGAATATGACTGATTTCGCGAAGGTGTATTTTCAGAACGCCGGCGTCCCATCCGGCCTCCTCAAGCTGAAGCGCCGACTAAACACCCAGGAAGAAGCCTCGGTTATCCGGTCCCGCTGGCGTTCCCAGTTCGGCGGGAGGAATAACTTCCACCGAATCGCCATCCTCGACGAAGACGCGGATTATGTCCCGATGGCTAACAATCCCAAGGACATGGCTTTGCCAGAACTCCACGATCTCACCGAGTCACGGATCTGCGCGGTCTTCGGCGTCCCGGCCATCCTGGTCGGCGCCAATGTCGGACTGCAACGCTCGACCTATTCCAACTATCGGGAAGCGAGGATGGCGTTCCATTCGGAGACATTGGAGCCGATGGTAAGCCGGATCCTCCGGCATTTCAATCGGAACATGTTCTCTGAATATCCGGGGAACGAGATGCTAACGGTGGACTGGGCTCAGATGAGATCCGGACTTGATGACCGGGAAGCCATGACGACCAGGGTGACCGGCCTATTTGCCGGCGGGATCCTGACCTTGAACGAAGCCCGTGAGCAACTCGGACTTGAGGCGGTCAGTGACGGCGCGATCCGGAGGATACCGGCGGCCATCTTTGAGGTGGCCGAAGGAACACCGGCACCGGTTGCGGTCGGAGCGGCTCCTGTGGAGGAGTCAATGTCGGTCGGAACGCTCAAGGAATGGTATGCCATCCCGGAATTGAAAGCGCCGAGGGTCGCGCCACGGGCCGGAATATTGCGCCGCCAACTCCTGGAGGACCGGGAGGTGGAGACCGACGAGATGGCGAAGGCGGTCCAGCGTTATTTCCGCGGACTACGCAACCGGATTGACGGCATCCTGGGCCGGTGGATGGAACGTACCAGTTCAGACGCGAAGGAATTCCCGCCGGGCTTTGATCCGTCCATGTTGGACTTACCGGACGGGATACCCGAACTCCAGGCCATCGTAGAACGGGCGATGCTCCGCATGAGCAAGAAGACGGTGGACGCCATAAACGCCACCGGCCTCGCCGGGACGTTGGAATGGACGGAACAACTGCCCTTTGTCCAATCGGTCCTGGTTCAGGCGCCGACCAGGGCGACGATGATCCACTCGACCACTAACCGGGCCATCAGTCGAGCGGTGGCCATCGCCCTTGACAATGGCTATTCCATCTCGCAATTGGCGCGAGGCGTCCCGGCGGCCGACCCTCCATTCCCCGGCTTGCGGTCCATCCTGACCGAGACGGATAACCGGGCCAGGCTCATTGCCCGAACCGAGATAATGAGAAGTCAAAATCTAACATCGGTCGGTTTCTTCAGCGAGCAGGGCTTTAAATATCTCCGCGCCGACGATATAGACGGCGACCCGGACGATACCTATGTGGACCCAGGCGACCCATACGGGCGGACATGCGCCGAGCGTCACGGTCAGATTTACACGGTGGAGGACGCCGCCAATATCGATGACCATCCCAACGGGACTTTGAATTGGCAACCGATGCCCCGGAGCTACAAGCCGGAGGAGACCGTATGATAAATAAATTCTATATCTCGGACGCCAAAGTCCTGGACGACCGCCAGGGAATCGTGGAGGCATACGTCAACACGATGGGCATTCGTGACGCGGACGGCGACATCATCGACCCAGGCGCGTTTGACGCCAGCATCCGGTCGAACCTCCCCATCCCGGTCCTGGCCGGCCACGACCCAAGCAAACTTGTGGGTAAAGTGGTTTTCGCCCAGCCTGAAAAGACCGGCGTCGGGGACGAGCATCGGTTGTATGCCCGGATACAAATGAACCTCGACACCATCTCCGGCCAGGAGGCCTACTCCAACATCGCCGGTGAGTTCATTCGGGAATGGTCGGTCGGCTTCAACCTCCCGGCCGGCGATGCGGTGGTTTATGACCGCGCCGGCAAGGAGACAGTGAGGCGGATCCTTGACCTGGACTGGGTGGAAGTGTCCGCGGTCATCCGGGGAGCGTCGCCGTCCACGTCAACCATCGCGGCCAAGAATCTCAAGGCGCCGAATACCTACTCTACCAGGGAAGAGGCCGAAGCCAGAGCCGCCGAACTTGGATGCTCTGGTTCTCATTCCATGATGGTCGAAGGCGAGGATGTCTTTATGCCTTGCCGGACCCACGCCCGTTATGAGGCGGTGACGTCTGCATACTCGGCCGATAAAGAGATCAAACCATATCCGAACTTCCACGCTTGTCGGATCAAGGAGCCGGACAACTTCGACACGTTCCGGACATCCTCCGAAACCATCGAGGACGGGGACTTCGACGGCAAGTCCATCGAGATACTTTTCGGACGCCATACGGAGTCCGGAGATTGGTCACTAACGTCTTACCGGATGCCGGTCGAGGAATGGTCAGAGGCCGAGGCAAAGGCTTTCTGCCAGGAACATGACGGCATCTTGTTTGAGCCAGCGGACGAGTCCATGTCGGACGATCCAGTTGGCGCCGCCTCTGACACGGTCACCATGACCGCCTCGGACACGGCCAGCCATCGGTTACGCCTTGCCAGGATGCGCCTTGAATTGCAAACAAACCGATAAGGAGACACTGAATTGGATACGAAAGAACTGAGGAATCAAGCCGGCGCTCTGCTTGACCAGGCCCAGACGGCCATGGATCAAGGCGAGATGGACACCTTCCGCCGATTGGTTGACGAGGCCCAGGTCACCATGACCAAAGCCGACGAGATCGACGCCGCCGCCTCCCAGGTGCGGAAGCTCCGCGGGGAGTTCAACCAACCATTGAACGCAATCCCGGTGACATCCAGCGATGTCGCGGTATACAACGCGATGGACACCACGGCCAGGATCAAGAGCGATTATAAACCAGCGTCCTGGATGAAAGGTCTACCAGCGATGGCACAGCCTGAGTGGGTTCTGGATTTGTGCGGGGACAACATCAAGGACCAGGCCCAGTTTATGACCGACACCTTCGTGAAGTGGATGCGGTCCCCGTCTGACAATGTGTTTTGGAAGACGGCCAGCCCGGACGAAGTCAAAGCCATGCAAGAAGACACGGATAAACTTTTGTGTCCCGTTAACTAGCGATAGTTAAATGAAAATCGGGTGAATTGCGGGAACGCTAAACCGGAAGGCAAGCCGATCCGCAGCCAAGCCTCGTAAACGGCGATTGGTAACGAGGAAGGTTCAGAGACTAGGGAATGAGC